TATCTGTGTTACTTGTATTTCACGGGTCGCACTTTTGGAACGAGTATTTCTCACTCAATCCATAAGATGCGCTCGTGCTACAACAGTTTCACGGGGATGTTTTCCAAGAAGATGCTAGAAAGTGACATAGGTAAGGCAGGAAGTAATTATCTTATTTGGTTCCTAGCCGCATCCACGTTTTTGGCATCCGGCGCTCTCCTCAAGGAAGTATTTTCCAAGCAAGAAGATGATAAGTTGACGAAAGTTTTCGTACTTAAGCCGAAGAAGGCCAAGGAAGAACTTCCTATCCAATCTCAAGGTGATGTCAAGGTCGAGGTCTCCTCCGATGGTAAATTGGAGGGTCCTTTCAATACTAAGATTGAAGAGGTTGAAGAGAAGATTGGTGCAGGATTGCAACTTTCTCGTACTAAAAATGCTCTTACACAGTCTTATAACATTTGGGACCGTAGACATGTCTTATCTACATCTACCCAAGACCTGAATGATTTTGCCAAGCGCGCTATGAAGAATGTCGTTTATTTCTCCACTCATACTGGGATTGTTAATCGAGCATATGCACTTGGCATCAAAGGCCAATACATGATCACGAACAAACATCTTTTTTGTGGTAAGGAAGAAGGATCCATTAGGATCTACGCCTCTTTCGAGAAAGATGATTCGAAGTATCAAGAATTTGCCTTCTGCAAGGAAGATGTTGTTGATGTCTCAAACGATGTGGTTATGCTTCGCGTTCCGTGTAGGAAATTTCTCGATTTGACAAACTCACTAAATGATGGTCTTGATACTGACTTCGCTGAGGGATTTGTCGCCCTCACTCCAACGAGGTTTACTTCGACTCACGTCAAATTGTTTGATAAACATGTTGGAGACATCTTGCTGGACGATGCCGTCATGTATGAGTGGGATGGAAACAAAGGAGGCAATTGCGGACTTCCCTTGACATGTAAGATTGGAGGGGGCGATTACCTTATTGGTATCCATGGTGCTGCTGCGGAGCCTACTCAATATTCATTTGGGCCGAGGTTCTCGAGGGAGCAGATTATGAGAGCAATCTCTGAACTGAATCTCCGATGGGCTTCGATTTTGCCTGTAGCATCTCATGCTGACACCTCAATTCAATTGGAGGCTCCTCTCATGAAATCTCCTCTCCATTACCTGGAGTTGCGATCTATAGAATATTATGGGAAACTAAAGGGTCCTGTACTTATGAATAAGAATTCCGAACTAGTAGCTAGTCCTATAACTAAGCAAGTCGATTCTTTATTTGACAAGTATTTCCCCAGGACTATTTTTTCCTTATACCTTCCTCCAGTTATGAAACCCACTTTGTTGCGCGGGAAGTATGTTAATCCCTATAACAATTTTCTCGAGAAAGTAGCCATCAATAAGAAGAGTTTTCCTTTGTCAAGGTTCCAACCGATCATTGACGAACTCGTTGAGAGGTTCGTCAGCGTTATTCCCGCTGATCAGCATGGAAAATGGGCTCCGTTAACAGCTGTTCAAGCTTTGAATGGCATCCCTAGCGATGTGTATGTAAGGAAAATTGATCTGAGCACTGCAGGTGGTTTTGGTTATCCTGGAAACAAGAGACCCTACGTCGAAGGTGATCAGCCTCAAGCCCGCCTTTCAAATAAGGTTCAGAGGGATGTTGATATTCTCTTGCATGCTCTTTCAAAGGATGACTATGTGCCAACCATTTTTGAGTGTCAGTTGAAAGACGAACCACGATTGATGGAGAAAGTGTTGAAAGGTAAAACACGCGTTTTTTGTACCTCTTCGTTTCCGAGTCTTTTGGTCCAGCGCATGTTTTTGGCTCCCATGTACTCCGCTATTGTGGAAGTTGGTCACAACTTTGGTATTGCAATAGGGGTCAATATGCATACTCAAGCTGAAGGTCTGTGGAACAAACTTATCTCTTTTTCGCAGAAATGGATGGAGGGAGATTACAGTGGTTATGACCTTGCTATGCCAGTTGAATTGGCTATTGCATCGGCGTCGCTCATTTACAAACTATGCCAGAGAATGGGATATAATGATGAGGCTTTGCGCATGCTCGCGGGAGTTCTTACTGACCAGATTTATCCGTATATCTCGGTTAATAGAGACTTGTTTGTCGTACCTGGTTACCAGCCTTCAGGCAAATACGGGACTGCGGAAGATAATTCTCTTCGGGGTTTGATGCTTCTCATGGCGTATTGGTACACTTCTAATGATAGAGGTACCTTTTTTTGACAACTGTTGCCCCCTTATATATGGGGACGATGTGTTGGTGGCCGTGAAAGATGAACACCAAGATTTCATGAACAATCTCGCCTACGCGAAGTTTGTTAAGGAGAATACCTCTATGGAATTCACTAGTGCGGCCAAAGACGGAAAATTGTCTAAGTTCGTTCACCCTACTGAAGCCAGTTTTCTCAAGAGAACTTGGCACAGACGCGCGTGGTTTGGAGATCACGTAGTGGCTGCTCTTGCGGTCGATTCCATTAAGCGTAGTTTGAATTGGGTTTTGCCTTCCAAACATGAGACCCTTGGTAATCAGATCATCAGTACCACGAGTAGTGCCTTGCGAGAGCTGCTTTTCCATCTCCCGCCAAACGAGGTTGAATCGATCCGTTTCCACTTGGCACAAGATATCGCTGAGTGGCTCAGGGTTGATAAGGATGTCGTTCTAGCGAAAATTCCTGATGCATCCAGCATTCATGACTCCCTCTTGAAACATCAGGAATGGTGTGAAGGTGGATCGTTACCCTGTGATGAGAAACCTAGATTTTGGAAGGGATTTGGATGGAAGGATTTGTTTTCCTTAGAAGCGTTTACTCAAAGCGACTCTGATGAAAAGGAGAATAATTCAGAAATTTCCCTTGATGTTGAGTACGACAATGCCATGTATGAGTTGAATCTAAAGCTTAGTTCATTCAAGCAAATGGCGAAGGAAGTTATGGATGTCGAGTCTGCTCGTATCTTAAAAGCTTCCGAGGCATATTTTTGCAAGAGTGACGTGCGTGATAGAGTTGACAAAGCTCTCTACGTTCATTCAGAAATATTGTCATTACAACATTCAATTGGAATCCTTTCTCTAGGCAAGCGTAGAACTCAGCTTCCACAGGCAGTGACTCAGTCATTATCTGAGGTTGTTCCACACGAAAGCGTTCCTGAGGAGAAGCACGTCACTTTGATAGACGTTGATGGAGACACCCCCACTCGCAATATGGTTATGGCGATGAGCAATGTGAAAATATTCGCGGATAGTAGGGAGGATTTGGATTCTTTCTTTTCCCGTCCTATGCTTTTGGCGACTGCCAACATCACATCATCGTCTACCAGGTTTTTCCACAATGTCTGGAGTCTTTACTTCTCCAATCCGACCATTAGAGCAAAGTTGCGGAATTACTCGATGATACGAGCCAATCTCCATCTTAAGCTTACCTTGGCTGCCACCCCTTATCACAAAGGGTCTCTTCTTGTCAGTTACGTACCTCTGCACACAACCAATGCTGTCTACAACATGTACGTCAATACAGGAAGCAAGGGTAATAACTTTTCCAAGTGGTTATCCCAGGTACCAGGAGCTATGAAACTTGACATACGCCTGAATAAGCCTTACGAAATGACAGTCCCATTTATTGCCCCCAATCCCGCGGCTCGCCTATACAATGCGAGTCCTTCTGCTCTTTCAGATGCAGCAGAGATTGATGACATCACACCTTTGGGCCAACTTGTTATTGGTGTATTGAATGGCATATCGGCAACAAGTGGAGCTACCGATCCTTATTACTATCTCTACGGATGGTTAGAGGATGTTGAGTTGGGTCCACCAACGGCGAGTGTCATGGCGATTACGACTCAAGGTGATAGTGATGAGAGGAAGACCGGTCCAGTTGAGAAATATGCCGGGGCAGCAAGCACAGCAGCCATGGCTCTCTCAGCTATTCCAACTATTGCTCCATTCGCGAAAGCTAGTGCAATTGCTTTGGGGACAGTTTCCAGGATGGCTTCTTTATTTGGTTGGTCTATGCCAGTCATGACTACCCAGCCTAGTCGTATTAGACCTGAACCTTTTCAGAATTCTGCTAATTTGATAGGATATGATACGGGACATCGTATTACAATGGATCCTAAACAGGAGCTCACCGTTGATCCGAGAATTTGTGGAACTGTTGATGATGATATGGTCATTGCTACCATAGCCAAGCGCGAGTCTCTCCTAGACCTACAGACATGGAGCTATTCTTCATCCCCAATGTCTCCAATTTGGCGAGCTTTTGTCATGCCCCAGATGCATAGACGATACACCAGTGGCACGAACCAATACGTTCAGCCTACCGCCCTGCATTACGCCTCAATTCCTTTTCAAGCATGGCGTGGTTCTATTAAACTCACCTTTACTTTCTATCCCACCTCCTTTCATAGGGGTAAGATAGCTGTTTTTTATGAACCCAATTGCGATCAATTTTCCCTCATTTCCGCAGGATTGTCTTTAAACAAGAATTATCTTGCAATAATTGATTTGCAGACAACAACTGAGGTCAGTGTGTGCATTAAATGGGCCCAACCAAGGTATTATCAAGAGTGTGCTCCAGATACAGTTTCCCAATATAGTATTAGTAGTGCTAGCGCCGCTAGTGTTATGCGCAACTATGCTAATGGTTGGGTCGCTTTGGTCCCTATCACC